GGAATGCCATTCAATCCCTCCCTAGATACGGCCGCAGAAGTTACCGCGGGTGATGATGACGCTTGAGATCGTTGAACTGATTGGGCTGCCGATAGCCACGCCGAGTACGAATGACAGGGTGGTGGTAGAGAGAGCCACGCCTGCGTCAGCCGATGATGCGAGAGTTGCGCTGACCTTGGCGGAGACCGTGGTGGCAGTAGCGCTTGCCGTCAGAGTGGAGTCGAATAAGACGGAAGCCGTTCCTGCCACTTGCACCCAGCCGAAGTTACCTTTGGTGAGTGCGACACCAGTACCGGATGACGTGGTCGGGTTGATAAACACGCCTGCAATGTAACCGGGGATAGCGGCAGTCGGGTTAGCGTCAGCGGTGACTGTATAAGCCTGCGTTGCGCCACCGGGTAGTTCGTTTGAGCGCCAGAAAGCGATGGCACCACGGACTGGCGAGGCCGTCGAGGTAGCCAGTGTGCCGACATACATGTAGACGCCGCCGAATAGCGTGCCGACAGTGGTATCAGAGTTCGCAAGGGCTGTAGCATCGTCAAGGACGATACGATCACCCGGTTGCGTGGCGCTAACCTGAGCTGACGGGACGCCAGCCGGAGCTGAGACTACTGCTCCACCGGAGTTCGCATCGTTGACGTCGTTCAGGAACTTTGCGGTGAGTTGGTCCGCTTGCTTCGTGAGCATTCCGCCTGCCATGGTGTGTCTCCTTTATCCCAATCTCACTAATTCCCTTAGAATCCTGCGCCGACTAGCTGCCAGTTATCACGTGGTTGCACTGTGTACAGGTTCAGGCCAGCCTTGAGGAAGAGAACCACAAGGTCCGGATTGTTCTGCGACCTGATAGGCGGCGTAAAGTTGAAGTTATACTCCGGGTCAGACGAGGGCCGTAGCTTCCATCCCTTGACTCGCAGCCAGAAGAATGGTTCGCCGGGAGTGCAGACAGTAGCCGATGGATAGTTAGAGATGGCTGCCTGAGCCGTGCTCAAGGTCGGTGTGGTGAACGTGGTCGGCTTGATGCTCGTGGTCTGGCTCAGGTTGGACGGCAGGATGGTGCCGTACTTGGTCGAAGGAGCCAGCTTATCTACGAAGATCGTTCCATCAAGGATCTTGAATCCCGTGGCGCCGATGTCCATGTCCTTGATCTGCTCGAAGCGTTGCTTGGGCTCCTGACGTTCTGCCAAGTAGCTGAACAGAGCCTTGTTGCACAGACCGATATCGGGAGGCTGCACGCAGTTCTGATAGGCTTCAAAGAGAGTTTTGTAGCTGATCTGGCCAGTGTTTCCGGCAGCGTCGCCTACCCATGTTGGAACGGAGTTCAAAGTGTTGCCGATGGCTCCGTTACGTGACTGGCCGCCGTAAGTGGTAAAGACGTTGCCATCCCATGATGGGTTGACACCGTCGTTCAGGGCTTCGGTAAGTCCGTTGATGAAGATCTGACGGTTGCTACCAGTAATGTTCTGCCCGTGACGGTAGAAATCGACTGCGATATCCGTGTTGAGCGCCTGTACCGCGTTTTGCATGTAGGCGTCGATGAGCTTGACCTTGACCGCTGGACCGCTACCCTGGATTACGTTGGTCTGCCACAGGTTGAGAGGTACCTGTTCCACGTATTCCTTGGGCACGAATGCGGCAGCGGCGATGATCTGCTTCTGCAGGACCGTGACGTCGGAGCCGGGAGCGATGGCGCCGCCGTTTACACGGTCATACATGAATGGTTCCTGCATGAACGTGCCGCCTGCGAAGTCTTCGAGAGCGCCCATGGCACGCATCTTACGCATCCAGGGGGTTTCTACGAAAAAGTTGTCTACTAAAACGTCATCTCTCAAATCAGCTAATGTCGTTGCACTAATTTGATCAAATGTGGGATCCGCCATAAGTCCTTCCTTTTGTTATACTTACGCCGACTTTGCCACAGGACCAGACGGCACAGGAACACCGTTCACGCCCTTAGCTTTCAGAACAAGAAGACGTTGTTTCAACACTTTTCTTGATTCGTGAATCTCTTGCGACATACTTTTCTTACGACCAACCCTGGAATTCAGATCCAAACTTTCTTGAAGCTGAATACCAATCTCGGCCTGCTCATGTTTCATAATGAAGTACGGCAAGCAGTTACGAAGAATCCATGCCGCACGATAAGCACTTGCTCCCCAGTGATACGCACGCTTCCAGTTTTTTCCTTCATAATACTTAGCCGTGTTTGCGTCTTTGTACGTTCCACCAAAGGTCTCTTTTAACCAAACTGGCAAGCGAACATCCGTATTTGCTACTGTAATGCGAAGATAGAATCCTCGCGCTTCTGTATGGCCTGCAAACTTTTGCGTATTAATGAGAACGCTGCCCTCGCCGTCGATATAAGCCGCTAGTCTGGCCCAATCGATAGCAGTCGGACACAAACCATCAAAGGTTGGTGTTCTCCAATCGCGTTTGGCAAAGTTTCTCAGCATTTAATTCTCAAACTTACCCGCTGCCTGCTTCTCCACCAATTTCTGCGCCGCTCTGGTTACACGGTCGTTCTGCAACTGTGTCTCGCTCTTGTTCCAAGGCTGATTATCCGAGCGCAACGGATCTTCCTTACGGACGGTGAAGGGTGACTTCGAGGGCAGCATCGGACGAGTCTCGGGATTACCGAACTTCGATACCAGTTCGACTTCCTTTTCCTTGGCACCTTCGGCTTTCCACTTGGCGATTTCGGCGTCGCGCTGCTTCTGTGCGGCTTGCTCACGGGCATCACGTACCTTGAACTTTTCTTCCCAGTAGGGTAGGAGAGTCTTGCCTTGAGCTTGAGCTTCACGGCGGAGTTGTTCAGCGTTGAAAGGAGTGTTCGGGAAGAGCCGGGCATGTTCGTTGGCAGCATCGAGCATGGCGGTGAGATTGGAAGCGAAAGTGTCACCCGCCTGTTGGAACTTCTCCATGGTGAGGTAACGATCGTCGGGAGCAGCGGCAGCTGGCTTCGGTTCTTCAGTGCTGTAGCCCAGATCCTTTGCGATATCCACCATGCCCTGCTTCTGAGCTTCCATCAGGGCAGCCTTGGCGCGGGCAGCTTCGGCAGCAGCGGCTACGGCCTGATTCTGAACCTGCTTCAACTTGTTGTCGTTCTCGGTATACCAGGACTGCACTCGAGTCTCGTAGTTCTTCATCGTCTGATCTAGCTTGGTATACTCGGCCTGAGCGGCTTCGAGGTCAGCCTGAGACTTGTCGAATGCACGACGAGCGACTGGAGAATCCAGAACCTTGATCTCTTCTTCAGTGGCCCCGCTAGCTTTCAGATATTCTGCGTATGTCATTTATGCCTCCACTATCCGTTACTTGGCGGTGCCATTGGCTCGCCTGCTTGCATTGATTCCTGAATCTTTGCCCCAACCTTACGCATGATGTTGTTGATATCTGCCACATCAGGGGAAGCGACTGGAAACATCTTAGCCAGTGCGATCAGGTCACGAATTATCCTGATAGTTAAATCTGTTCCTTGCTGCATAGTTGGTGATGGAACGGCCGGTGCTGGCGATACCGCAGGCGGAGATGTCGGAAGCGGTGCCGGACCTGCCGAGCCGTTAGGTGACGGCGGAGGACTCATTCCGACTTGTGGACCGGCAGCCATCTATGCCTTTTTGTGCGCCTGTTTCTTACCCTTTTTGAGTCCGGGCATGGTCATCGTGTCGGCCTTCATGTCCGACTTCATCTTGAGCTTGGAGCCGGAACCGCCAATCTTGCTCAAGTTACCTGCGAAGCCGCCTGACTTACTGTGTCCGCGCATCGAATATCTCCCTTGTTACCGCTTCTTACCGTCGTGCTTCTCGTGTTCCTTCTTTTCCTTACCGTCTTTCTTACCCTTCTCTTTTTTACCGTGATGCTTCATCGTGAGGCTCCTTTATGTCTTGATAGGGCCTGTAGAAATAAAAAGGCCCACTATCTACGCAATGATCTCGGAGGCATCCAAGACGGGCTTGCGTAAACAGTGGGCCGTATCGTACCTGACTAGTCCTCGGAGGAATTGTCAGGGGATAACGAATCCTACTGGTGGGAGAGTACAGTAACAGGACTAGGTGTTGTCAAGAGAATTCTTTATGGGTGGACGGAAGAGTAGCGGATATCCTGCTCCTCACGGAACCTTACACGGCAGATTCCACCTTGGGAGAGAGCTACTTCGAGTGTTCCCGTGGCTTTCTCGGTACGCAATCCGATGAGGATTTGTACGAAGTCGAGAGAGCCTTGGTAAACACGTTCACGCACTAGATGGTAGGTATCACGCAAGGGCGTGGTGGTCAGTGACTCGGTGGTTCTGATGGAGGTTACGCTCATCGTGATTCAACAATAGAACTTCTGGCCCCGCCATCTTTTTGAACTAGCTTAGGGGCAGCATTACCGCTTGGCGGCCTACCTTCTGGATTAGGCTTGGCTGGAGGTGCGGCGGCTCCCGGTGGAGTGCCCGGCGGAACTAGTCCTTCTGCTCCAGCGATTGCTTGCATACGTGCTGCAAACTCGAGGTCCATCTCCTGTTCAGACTGGTAGCGTTCGATGATTGTGTTGCCATCGAGTTGACCGTAGTTAGGCAACTCCCAACTCTCTGCGATGGTCTGTGAGTCGATCTTCACTCCAGCCTTGCGGAGTTGCACAAGTCCGAGCTTCATCGCCATCTGAGTCATCTCGTGGAGTGAGTTAGGCAAGATGAAGAATCGCAGGTTGTCTGCGAATACTCTCGCTCTGGTAATCTTATCAACCGATGATGGAATACCAATGCCACGAATATCAACAGTTACTTCGCCTGGTAAATGAGATGGAACAAGTGAGGCCGGATCGAAGTCGAATACCTCGGGATGTACGCCGTCCATGCCTACGATCTGCATCACTCGTGGTGTGGTGTAGTATTGCAGAACTAGATACTTGACCATCACGCCTAAGTCTCGCATGGGTGGTTCCATGGAGCGGGACATGTCTTCTACGATCGGGCCTTGAGTCTCCATGATCTTCTCTAACTCATCCATGCTACCTACTGTGCGGGCTTTAGCTAGGGCTTGCACGTCGTTTATAGCCATCTGAGAATCCATGCTGGCGCCGAGAGCCTCGTACATGGTGATTGATTCTGGATAGACCTTTAGGACGTCCATCGGAACTGCTAGGTCTACTCCGATACCATCTACCGCGTTACCGTCTAGACCGATGCGTGCGCGTGGCTGCATGGGATCGAAGCGGCGCATCTCCTTCATGGAGGTTGCGTTGGTATCGAACTTCAATGGAGGATCGAGTTGGCTTCTGATCTTGTCCATGTTGCCGCGCATGATCTCTTTCATGCTTTCGTTGAGGTCGTAGCCGTCATGGACGAGTGAAAATCCTAGAGGTTCCCATGGCCAGCTGTCGGGTGCGAATGAGATACCGGGGAACATGCCGTGCCAGTCGAAGCCGGGGCCGTCGTACATGATACAGCGGTCGCTTGAGATTAGTAATCTGCGGTAAGGATACAGACGGGCATCATTCTCGTCGGCCTTGCGAGTGAGTGGACGGCCGTTGGTATCTTGACCAACTGTAATCTCTTGGCCGATATGAGGGACGGTGTAAGACCACGTTGAGCCCGGTTCGCCCATGGGAATAGGTGAGTCGGTGGTGTTGATACTGAGATCTAATACCCATGTCTTGCGAATAGGGACGAGAAGGTCGGGTAAGCCTGCGGTCTCGGCTCGTGGTGTCTTGCCGAAGATACGGTTGAGGACGTTGCCTAGAGCGGCTTTGTGTACGGCGTCGTTCTGATACCAATACTTTGAGGTGGATGGGACTAGTCTGTCCTGAAAAGAAGGAAACATGCCATGTGCCATAGCAACTGGCATCTCATCAAGAATGGTAACTGCGTAGGCTTCTTGCCAGTTCCCGCTAGATGGGAGTTGAGTAGGCAGTACGCTAGGTGCTCCATAGGTGAGTAACTTGATGTCGCCTCTTCCAGTTCCGTGCATATCACGCCGATACACAGGATGAATCCACCCACGGCCAGTAGCAGCAGCATATTGCAATGCCTCCTTTACCGCTCTATCTGCGAAACTCTCTAAGTACCATGCGCGAGTTACTTTGTTCATCATCAGCGCTTGCTGAGCGTAGGCGGAGTTGTCGCTGTGATATCCCCAGAAAGGACGGAGCTTGCTCATGACGCTGACTACTTCTCTGATGTTGCGCTTGAGGCGGTTGGGATTGACACGGCTACGGTAACTTGCGGCATAGGTAGGTTGAGTATCCATGCCGCTGATGGTATCTAGAGCTTTACGGAAGTCCTTGAATCCGCGCTGTGACTTGAGCCAAGCTAAGCCGTCGCCTGTGGCATCATCTAACCAACCCAAGCGTGTTGCTTCACTTGTTGCAGCGGGAGCGCATTGCCAGCTCTTGTAGTTTAACTTTTCGGCCATGCGCCAGTCTTTCTAATCTTAATATGCCTAGCAAATTTACCACAGTGCTCCAAGACAAATGATGCGCGTTGCTTGGGATTCATTCTCATCCACAAGTAAACTAAAACTCGGTGCTTGATTTCGTTCAGCACTAGAAGTTTACCTTATCCAAGTTTACTTCCTCTTTTGCCGCATCACGGCTGCCTAGATCATTTTCTCTTGCGCTTAGGAACCACTGAGCTTCAAGGAATCTCTGACGATACATCTCGCGCTTGCGTTCATCTCTCAGTTGCATGTAGAGGCGCAGGAATTCTTTCTCATACTCGGTG